TCACAAATTTTCTAAGTTTGGGTTCACCCATATTGAAGGCCATATCAAGCAATGCCGCCACCCGCTTTTCACTCTCTTTAAAAATCCCTATCCCAAATATATTGCCCAAGGTGATCTCGGCCTCTACAAGATCGTTTACAAACAGGAACAGGCATTCTTCGACGGAGATTCCCTTTTCAAGATTCCTGCCTATTCCGATGGTTAAAATTCCTAAGGAGTCCTTATAATATTGCAATCTGACCCCCTCATGATCCCTAATCAGTTTTTTGGCAAAGGTGCTGGCCATTATTTTCCACCTACCCATTTAACAATCCAAACGGCAGCCCCACCGATCAGGCCCATCCCGGCAGCCACGGTGGTATCCATTTTCCTTTTTCGGTCAACCTTCTTCTCAAGACTATCGAGTTTATCCTGGGTTTCGCAGGCGCACTTCTGGATATCTTTATGAAGGTCAAAGAGAACATTTAATTTGTCACTATCCGGCATATCCCTATAAGTTTCTTTACTGATTCCGTTAGGCATCTCATCCTCCACCGCCGTAAAGGGTTTTGTTCCCCTTTAAGGTAACGTTACGTTATGCTGCACGACGCAACCATCAGTCGTGTCCACTACATTCCCCGCGTTCCAGGTTTTATAGGTGTTCCCAATTACTGCTGCATATCGGACTCCATATGTTGGAGGACCAGCAACGTATTTTTGGACAATCATGTCTCCGTCAGTCTGATTATTTGCCACCACCACACCATCTATTACGGTTCCAGTCGCCCCATTGGTTGAAATTCCTATCCCTATCGTTGTCGTGTTTTTTACTATGTTGCCAATGATAGAAATGTTCTTGACCGTTATGCCGCCACTATAATAAGCAAGGATTCCAATATCGAGAGTGCCCCCGCCTGCCTCGTCATCAACATAATTTCCAGAGATGAGAGTGTTGTCCCCTCCGCTCGTAGCGATGCCACTGTATCCAGAGTTCAGAATGATGTTGTTAGATATTACTGATTTCCCGAATGCCCCTATTCCTTCTACATCAACAGTGTCAATGTGATTTCCAGTGATAACCCAATAGTATGCCCCTGGTGTGGTAGCATCGGTTTCTGCAACAATCCCGGCATGCCCCGTATTGTAAAGAGTATTCCCCGAAATTACTCCTTTAATGCCACTTCCCGCATCTATTGCATTAGTCCAAATTCCTTGAAACACAGCAGTTACATTCTTGATGATGTTTCCTGAGATAATAGTTGACCTTTTGACGTGTGCAGATATAGCATCCACACCAGCATAAGTTCCCGACACCTGATCGATGTAGTTATTGGTTATCTGTATGTCCTGCCCTGAATCTGCCGGCAAAACGATTGCTGGAGCTTCCCCAGAACCCTCAGCTATTGCAATAGAAAGGATGTTACCGTAGAGATAGTTGTTGTTGATTCTTACATTTGTGCAGTTGGCTACATATATCCCTTTTCCATAAGCCGCTCCACCGGCAAGATTGCCAACCATCTTAATGGTGATACCAGAAATTGATACTCCGTTAACATACCTGAAGCCTATTCCATGCCGGATGCTCGTTCCGGTCTGATTGTCTCTGTTACCATCAATAGTTCCTGTTCCTGACACAGCTACGTTATCTATGTAAGCACCGATTGCCCCTCTTATCTCAATGATCCCCCCAGCAGTAGATGCTTTCCACTTTATCGTTCCGTTTAAGGTTAAATGGAAATTGCTTCTACTCGCCGTTAGTTGTGTCCCAACGATGTAGGTTTTCCCCGCAGGAATGACCGGGCTATCAATAGCGGTAAAATAAGATTGTAGGGGAATCGCGTCATCTGTTGTACCATCACCGATAGCACCCCACCATTCTGGACAATGATTTTGCGGATCGCCGTCAAACGTAACATCCCCAGCATCGAAGCCGGAGAAGACTTGGTAAAGACCGGCTTCAAAGGGGCCATTGATGGCAAGGGTATAGGTGCTGGCCTTGACGATCATTCCCCCTTGCGGTATCTTTAGGGTGAGGGTGGACGGTATAGTGAGGTTGGCCGCCAGAGTGTCCGAACTGTCCACCACCAGGGTTTCTTTGTTAGTTCCCGCCGCCGCCACAACCGCATTTATCGTGGCGTACTTAGTTACTATGATTTGCCCACTATTCTTTACGCGGTACGCACCTTCAGAGTTCGCATAGACTCCAAAAACCAAAGCCACGCATAAAGTTACTAATCCAATCCACTTTTTCATTTCTTTCCTCCTATCCAAGTAGAATTATATCGGTCCCGTTCCATCCCTTGAATTGATGATCCGTGGTGTTGTACCACCACCTCCCGCCCTCCGCCGCCCCCCAAGCCCCCGTAACCGGGTCGGCAGCCAGTTTTCCCAAATAATCCGTATTGGAAGTAGCCGGAGTAGTCTGCGTTATCGCATAGGCCATCTGTTGTATCAACATAGTTAATTTATCCAAGGCCGCCTCGTGCGTCTCTGCCGGAAACTTATCTCCCTCGGTGTAATCAGTCTCCTGGATTATTTCCAACTCCCTAACAATCGCTACCGCTGCCAAGGCCGTAGGTGCCGTGGCGAATACCACGTTTCCCCCGGTATCATCCCCCGCGCCTGTAACCGTGTAGTCCACACCAAGGGTTTGCAGAACCGTAGCAACATATACTTTCAAGTCCTCATCATTAAATATTCTGAAAGTGTAGGGAAAGGTATTCTCACCCCCACCCCCGATGTAGTCAACTCTGTTTTTCGTGGTGCTTATAGTCATGGGTTTGCTCCTTTATTCAAAAACCTTTGGTGCGGCATTAAATATCTTTATCATTTCGTCAAAGTGTTTTTCTCTCATATCACCCTTGCCCATCTTTTCAACCAGTGTATTCATTTTATTATCAATGTATTTTTGCCTTTGCTGCATCTTGATAAGTGGATAAAGGCGTTCATAGGCTTCATCTTCAACCCCAATATCATAGGGCAAAAAGAGATTGAAAAATTCCCTTCGTGATTCTTCCATGAACGGTTTGGTTCTTGCCGGCAACTCTTCACTAAGGAAGGGGATGTTTTTAATTGTCTGTTCCCATACGCCTTCGGCCTTCCTGAAAACAGGGTCAATCGCCTTATTTACATATCTCACCATGGCACTTAGGGGTATGAATTGGCCGATGGTGAACCCTATTTGATTCTTGATGTTGTAATCAATATCCCCGGCCATGAAAGCAAAGAAATTGCCTATGGATTGGGCTGAAGTTTGGCTGGAAATAAACCGCGCAATTCCTTCCGCGATGTTACCTAATTTATCGAGATCGTCATCGGTCATAGATTGTTTGGTTTCCTGCCAGTAATGTTTTACCGCAGCGGGAAACATAAAGGCCAGAGCGTAGGGTCCAAGATACCAACATGGAACCCATTTTTCTCCGATCTTAAAAGAAAAGGGCTTTTTGCCCGAAGCATAGAACCATTCCTTTTCCTCTTGATCGGAAGGAGGTGCCCAGACGGTTTCTCCCATATAGGCAAACAAGGCCCCAATTCCCGTTACTGCTGCGCCACTCACAAGTTTAGCCGCAGAATCAAGGTCTATATTCCCCCTGGCCCAACCCAAAGGACTTCTTTCAATCATATGTACGCCTACTTTTATAGGGGTACGAATAAAAGGAACGAACCAAGAAAGAGGTTTGCCAATTGCGGGTAAATGTCTTCCCTCCTGGACCAATACTCCCAGACCTTCAAGAGCCTTTGAAAAATAGGAAAGTGAAGGATCATTGGGATCAAGTTTATCCCTGACAAGGTATTTCTCGGCGATAGCCTTAGCCTTGATTTCCGCCTCTAATTCACCTACTCCCTTTTTCATTTGGATGGCTTTTTCGCCGGATGCAATAAGCATGGAATTAAATTTGTCAGAGGCTTCCATAAATCTTTGAACAATCGTCAAAGCTTTAGGTATCTGCTTTGCTCTTGCCTTCTCGAATGGGGTTTTGTATTCAACCCCCAATTCAGGCTTGGCCATTATCTCCCCGGCCTCTTGCTTCCATGCGTTTTTAAAAGCCGTGAGGGCGTTAGGAATGGCGTTAATGGCTTCCTTCAAGTAAAGAGGAGCATCCTTGACGTAGGCTTCCCTTTCTTTCCCTCTGAGATTAGCCCCAATAAAATCTATAACCCCGGAAGTGGCTAAATCCATCGGTCTGGTGATGAAAGTATTGGTCATGTTCCACATGATATTCCGTTCTTGGGTTTGTGGGCCGCAAAGCATATTCTGGTATCGGAAGGCATCAATTAATTCACTAACGGAAGGGGGAACTTTAACGGCAATATTATCAATCAGTTTCAACATTTCATTTGACTTCTCTGGGCCTTCCGGCATCTTCTGAATCCGCATAAACTCTTGGGTAATAGAAATTTTATCTTCTTCAGTTAAGACGGCTTTCTTTCTTCCTAAAATCGTATCAGCCCATCCATATTTTTTATTTACACCGTCAAGTTGCTTCTGCGCCCATTTGATAAATCCCATTGGGGTTGACTTACTCCATACTGAAGCAATCTGCACTCCCCTACCAAGATCCACAAGGTAAAGTGAATAGGAATCCATTATCTCAACGAACTTGGCCCAATCACCTTCTTTCTGGGCCTTCTCCATAAGGACATTAAATAGAGCACCCTTCTCTACGGGAGATAATCCTTCACCCTTGTAGGTATATTGCAGGGTTTCTTCCGCCCCTTTTTCTTCAAGGGTCTTGTAGGCTTTTTCAAGGGATGTTCTATTGGGCTGGACGATATTAATTTGGGGTTCGTGTTCCTGAATCTCCCGCATAATTCTTTGGGATTCGGGGGCAGTTCTTTCGGCTTCCTCTACGGTTTCCCAATATTTGCGAGGGCGTATTTCAGGCTCACCAGGATGGGGAGCGAATTGTTCGGCAAGAGGACGTTCTGGTATAACTTTCCCCACCCTGCCAGGTTCGGGAGGCTTGGGGGGTT